TCTTTTGCAAAAGAAATAAATAGAACATTTTACGGATTAACCTTTCACACAAGTTACAAAATAGTGAGATGGCATTTAGAAAAAGAAAAACACAATGTATTGGAAGAAGATCAAAGTATTGTTATGTATGATAATGTTCGTATTGGAGGTTTCAACTTTGACAATGCTACTCTATCTTTTTATAACGATTTATGGAAATCTGTAGTATATTCATCTGGACATATTAATAAAGATCAAGCCATTGACAAATTTAATACGATAAAAAAATGCGTTAACATTAAAATACGACATGTATGTACTAAAAGAAGATACTGATATTATAATATTTGAAGATGACAGAACGGGCATAATATTATACTGGGAATATGGTGAATCAAGGGGAGGAAAAATGTTCTATTATGTTACATTATCATATTATGATAAGAACCTATCAGATAAACAGTTTCAAAAAGAACAAGATGAGTTATAAATAGGACCAAACCACAATTACACCTTATATGCAAAATATTATAGATGAATCATTTAACAAATCTTGAATAAATTCATATGAACACAAAAATTAAACAGACATTAAAGTTACTTTTAGTAGTAACTTTATTGGTGTCCTTGACTGGAGCCGCTCAAGTAGCAAATGTATATATTTGTACTGGTAGATACGCTAAAGTGTACCATTCCAACAAGAACTGCAAAGGACTGGATAATTGCAAAGGGGAAGTTAAGTTGGTTTCTTTGGAAACGGCTAAACAACAAGGTAAACGAGCTTGTAAACTGTGCTATAAAAAATAGAGAGAATCCCCCATCACCAAGTTTAGATACTTAGCGATGGGGAAATCCAGATTATAGCCCCTGAGTGTAAATAAAGTGTTCGATAATTTGCGAATATTTGCAAAAAAGGTAACTTTGCACAAAGGAACGGAAAGATATGATTATTGAATTTGACAAGGACTATTTGCGTGAACTCTATACAGAAGGTAGAACGAACGACAAAAAGCACCGCTACCAGCCAGAAGTGATAAGGGGTTATCAAAAGGCAGTTTTCGTGCTTTCTTCCGCAAATACCATTACCGACTTGTTCCGAAACAATGCACTCAATTACGAGGTTTTGAAAGGGGATAAGAAAGGTATTTCATCCGTGCGGATAAATCGGCAATACCGACTTGAATTTACCGTTAGGGATGTTATGAACGAGCAAATAGTAACAGTCTGCCGTTTGCTGGATATTAGTAATCATTACAAATAGTTGTGGATATGGAAACAAAAAAAACTTACGCACCGCACGAGCTACAACCGTCCACCCCGATACATCCGGGAGAAATACTGAAAGACGAGTTAGAATCACGTGGAATGTCGCAAAGGAAATTTGCGGCTGTAATTGGTGTTTCTTATTCCGTGCTTAACGAGGTGATAAACGGCAAACGCCCGATAACCACCGAATACGCATTGAAGATTGAGGCGGCAACCGGAATACCTGCTTACATATGGGTGAATATGCAATCCAATTACGACATGCAGACCGCTCGGCGTGACAGTAAGCTGTCTGCGATATTGGATAACATACGCAAGGCTGTTGCTGTTTTGTAACGTTTACGCAAGTTTTCTTTTAAGGCATATTTTAAAGGCGGCGAATTTATTTTCGTCGCCTTTTTTATTACATAAAAGTTTAACTTCAACCCTAACCCAAGCGCATTCATTATCCGATAAAATGTACCTACACTTGGATTAAATGTTTCAATATAATACAACCTGTTCGGGTCTTATTTGCGTTTCTTTCCTGATGTAGATAATATACATTATGTTAGCGACAAAGCAAAAGCGGAGAAAAAAGACAGTCATTGACGGAATAGTAATGCGCCCTGTCTGGACTGAAACATTTAAGAATTTCAAGGTTGGTGAATCAAAGACATTCTACCGACCGGACCTAACCACAACCCAGGCCCGTGTCATAGCTGCAAGGCTGAACACTTCCACAAACATGAAATTTTCTGTCTCTACTGGAGAATTGGAAGAATACTGTATTGTAAAACGGGAGGCGTGAGTTATTGTCTCTCAGATGATAACAATTACAAAGTTAAGCAATCCCAGCAGAGGGTAGTGCCTCCGCTGGGAACAAAAAAACAAACAACCCTATGAACGCAGAAATAACATTCTTCGAGAAATCGGTCACCTACGACAAGTTTGTGACGGATATAGCCGCCCGTCTCGCTTCATTCATGAAAGAGGACAAAGACGATCCGGAATATATCTCACAGCGGAGAGCGGAAAGAATATACGGACAGGCAAACGTACTCCGCTGGAGAAGATCAGGAGCTATCAAACCAATAATAAGACCGGGTAAGATAGAATATCCAACGGCTCAACTGAAAGAGTTAAGCCGTGTAGACGAGATATTCATCAGATGGCAATTGAGCAAAAAGAAAAAATAAACCAATCGTCGGAGTTTTCCGATATCCGCTCCTTTAGCTCAGACAGGTCAGAGCAGATCACTCATAATGATAAGGTCGCCGGTTCAAGTCCGGCAGGGAGCACCGATATAGACGTTCTTTAACATTGTGGATTAAATCCTGCCTTCCAGTAAATAGGCTTTTGCTTGGGCTGGTAGACGGGTCGTTTCAATCGATCAGCAACAAACTGTATGAGGTTATTGCTTCCGGTGTTGTTTAACCGGTGTTGTCGATGTGAGGTTGGAGCGCGTAACGTTCACTTTCAGATGATCCCTTTCGGTGTTACTCGGTCATGGAGTTGGTCAACCGTCGTTACGAATAAGATATATCCCGGACATGAAGGCGCTACGCTGCTGATTGGATCGGCCTCCGGGAACGAATTAAAAAACGTGATTATGAAAGTACTTATCCAAAAAGAAGTAAAGACAAAACGCTTACGTGAAGTAAGAATCGGGGAAACCTTTAAAAAGGAAATGCACATTGCAGAACAGGTAACAACCCTTTATATCATAGGAATCCCCGTTTTCCGGAAGAAAGAATTATTCAGCGATTAATTCCCTGATCTGATCAAGACTTTGATCTACATACAAAACAGCAGTAGCATCCGGTCTTGAATAGGCAAAATGCACAACAGAACCAGACAAGTCGCTTCTTTCAACATAAGAAATAGAATTAACATTCACGATAAATTTGTCTTTCCCAGAATTTAGTTCAATAAACTTGCTCATTTTCTTAATTTTTTTGATTTGACACTACAAAGTTAAGAAAACCCGGTACAAAGGCGCGAAGCTGTCGATCGGATCGGCTGCCGGGGACAAATTTTTACTCAACTAATTCTTTAATTTTTATTGTTTACAGCTAACGAAGTTGGCAAAACCAACTTATCCGTATCCTCTTGCGACAAGCCGATACGGTTTCTTTTTTGACTCTTTTTATTTCCATACTATATAACTCGTGGCAATCCCTATCCGGGTATCCTTGCGGTGGTTGGTTAAGAAGACCGTATTGCCACATAACAAACATTGATATGAAAGAAATATTTATTCCGCCTTAGAGATGGTTGGGCGGCCAAATAAACAAGGTGAAAATTTTAATTATATCAACGTGTCTCGCCTAAAAAGCTCACCTGGGTTTACACGCGGATCGAGTCCGCGATTGGCCTCAGTTATTTTTTATTGGTTTAGAATAAGTAGTAATATCGCCGTATCGGCCTGTGACAGGTAGATACGGTTTCCTTTTTGAAACAAATTTAAAAATCAACGATATGGAAACAGAAAACAAAATCATCTTTGTGATGGCCTTGCTTATGGCAATAGGCAGTGGTGTCGGGATGTTCTACAACTATTCCCTTGTTCTCTTCTTTGCATGTGGCCTTTCCTTATTATATGCAATACATAAGGAGGAACGGAAATGAAGGAGATCTACATCAAGAACCCGGACGGCGATCTTTGCTACGACGGAGAAGAAACCAATGATCCAGAATTCGACGAAATGTTAGAAGATTGGAGGTTTGAAATGAACACGTACAACTATTAATAAATAAGAATTATGAATGATTTAGTAAAAACTGAAGAGCTTGACGTTCCAGTAAAGCCTAATTTGGCTCCAGTAGAAGATGCTGTATTTACACTTGATCCCCAAAATCCAAACAAGGCCCTGACGGATATTGACAATGCGATCGTTGTTCCCTTACAGGCGAATATGGAAATGTGGAATCCCGTCAGCGAAGGGGATACGATGGTCGGTCTTCTAAACGGTTTTACGGTTTTGCAAATGCAGAGCATGAGCAACCCGGAAACTACCGAAGACGTTGAGTGCGCGATCTTATACACACCCAAAGATGTTGTCGATCCTAAGACTGGAGAAGTACAAGGCCGTAAACTGGCAAAAGTCGGCATTGCGGCCAAACGCGCTGTGTCCTTTCTTAAAAGCGTACCCCGCTCAACCATGTGGACCATACGCTTTACAGGTGAACAGAAGAATAAAAACAACCAATTCAAGTCAAAGACTTTCGAATTTTATCAAATGACGAAAAATGACAGCAGACGAACTCATTAATATGGCGATAGCCGAAGGCATAGATGTCAGTAGCCAGCCGGCATCTGTGCCGATGTCCATAGATTACACGCGGTCATTGAAGGATTATGCCACAGCTGGAGAGATAGCATCTTTTCTTCACGCGCGTAAGAAATCCCATCACATTTACTCTAATACACTTCGCAAGAACGGTATCGTTGTAAAAGAAGATATGGGAAAATACCTTGCATCGAAAGATTATATCAATTCCGGTGCACTCAAAGAGGCCATCAAATCCCCTCTTCATCTTTTTTACGCGGTAGAATCCGGTTGGAAAGACCGCTTGGAGGCTTACGAAAAATCCAAGAACTATTTTGTCCTCGGAGAATTCATTCACCAAGCGATACTCGAACCTCGCAAGTTTTCCAGAGTAGTTGTCGAGCCCGGCTTTAAATTGAATACGAAAGATGGTGTAAAAGGGCTTGTTTCTTTCTGGGAGGACAAACTGGACCAGTCCCAAGAAGAAGATGGCGCACCTGATAAAGAGAAAATCAAGAATATTGTAGTTCAAGGAGGTTTCGATCTGGACAAAATGGACGGCCTTAAACAATATTACGCGGCACTCAAAGCAGCTTCCGGTTTCCAAGCCATAGACGAACCAAACAAACTAATAGTGGATATTATGTACTCGAACTATCGTCGTTACGGAGACGGTTTATTTTTCGAGCTACTGAAGCATAGCAAAAGGGAAACATCCATCTACTATCAAGATCCAATCTATTCAATTCCGCAGAGAATTCGCCCTGATGCAATGCAGTTTGAAGAAAATATAGGAGCCGATACTATAATTTCAGTGAAATCCACCAGAGCTGAAAGTATCGGACATTTTACATATCAAACTGCCAAACTCTGTTACGAACTTTCAGAAGGAATGTACTTAGATGTTGCCAGTGCTGTTACAGGTCGGGATTTTAGAAGTACGATCATGATAATGGTTCAAACTATCCCGCCTTTTGGTATTGCAGCATTCGTTTGGGACCCGGAAGATCTCGAAATTGGTAAATACAAATACCGTCAAGCCTTACAAACCGTAGCCGAATGCCGGGAGAAAGGTTTGTATCCTGGATATGATGCGTATGCCGAATCCGGAAATTTTGGGCTTATCTCTATGAAACAACCGGAATGGAACACAAAAGAACTTCATCCGGTAGATATTGATAATTAATTATTAAATCCTCATAATATGGACAAATTTTTAGGACAGGAACAACCCGAAGAAGATAGATGGCAATTAATTCAGGACAATGCCGATGCAATTGAAGAAATTGGTTATACCCATCGTTTTACACCCGAAGAATTAGCACAGAAAAAAGAATCTCTTGCTGAAACTTCTATTGAAATCAACGACATCGAAGAAGAAAAGAAAGAAGTCATGCAAGAATACAAGAAGCAACTGGAGCCTCTTTTGAAACAAAAGAAACAACTGGAGCCTCTTTTGAAACAAAAGAAACAACTTCTTGAGCACATCAAGAAGGGGTCGGAGTTCAGAGAGAACGAGCAATGTGCCAAAATTCTTTATCACGACGAAAGGATGGTTGGATATTACAACAAACTCGGAGAGCTGGTTTATTCCCGCCCTATTATGCCGCAAGAAATGCAAAAAACAATTTTCAAAACATTAAAAACAGGAACAAATGACTGAAAACAAATTGAACGTAGTTGTGCCGAAAGACTATAACGGCAAACCTATCGAAGTAGTATTGCGTGAAGGTAAAGCACCCGTAGCACTTGACCCAAAAGAACAGGAAAGAGTAGTTATCAATGGAACGATAGATGCACCTCTCAGATGGTTGGAAAAGCGTGTCGAACTGATTAATCAGAAATCGACCAATATCATCGTAAACCGTGATAAGATGGGGATAGCATTAACTATTGATGAAACCAACTACTATCAGACTGAAATCAATGGTATTTTACAGGCTTCCAAAGAAATGCAGGAGTTCGGTATCAATACAGATAAAAAATGGGAGCCTATTAAGTTATCCCAGTTCTTCAAAATGCACCGTGCTTTCTTCAAGGACAAATCTGAAAACATGATGCTGGTTTCCACTTTGAAGAACTTCAAAGCAAAGGTAAACCAAGACATTGAGCGCAGCAAGGAGGAAAACGGCAGCAAAGTTGACAATTACTCGCAGGTGGTTAATTCCAATCTGCCGAAATCATTCAAACTGAACATCCCTCTTTTTAAAGGCTTTGCCTGTGAAGAAATCGAAGTTGAGATTTACGCGGATGTAGACGGTAGAGACGTATCTCTTTCCTTAGTATCTGCCGGTGCGAATGAAGCTATCGAGGAATACAAGAATAAAGTGATTGACGAACAACTGGATGCCATCAGACAGATTGCACCGGACATCGTAATCATCGAAATATAACTTTGTTAACCTGCCTGCCCGGTCTGTGAAGATAGAGCAGGCGAACATGGGCGTAAACACTGGTTGTGTTTCCTTATTGTGGATAAGTGCACAATATACGCTGTAAGGGCTTGTTGGTTTATGAAGCTTCAATCGGCAAGTTAATCATGATTGCTGGCACTGCCCAATCATGGTTTGGTGGGTTCGATTCCCGCTACGCCCACAACCTTTTATGAGAGAAAAATCCGCTTTTAGCCCGAGAGTAGGGCAAAGATAGCGCAGGAATTCATCCGCGCGGCATCGGTTAGCCGTTGACTCTATCTGAAAGGTGATGCGAAATTGACATAGAAGGTATGACGGAAGTGAGCAGCACTTTAACTGCACCTTGTATGTGCCCCGGATAACATAGTCCGGGGCTTTAAAATGAAACTAATTTTATACATCATGAATATAGAAACAATCAACAATTGGACAGAGGCGCTTTCTCTGGTTGTCTTGATCTTAGGTATCATGGCTATTCTTTACATCGGATTATGTCTCATTAATCAAAAAAGAAACAGAAAATGGTAAATAGTAAACAATGCAAGGAAGCAAAGCCTAAACGTCTCTCTATCTCCCTGCTTCAGCAGAGATTGGACAAAGTTTTTTCCGAATACATCCGTCTACGAGATGCAAATGAAAACGGTTTCTGCCGATGTGCAACATGTGGCGAAATGTGGAGATGGCAAATAATGCAAAACGGTCATTACATAAGCCGACAGCATATAAAAACCAGATACGATGAAAGAAACTGTCATTCACAATGTTTTAATTGCAACATTGGCTTACGAGGCAACTTAGATCGCTACAAGCGATTTATCATTGAAAAATACGGGGTAAAGGTTCTTGAAGAACTGGAAACAGCCAAGAAAGTCATTGAAAAATGGACCATTTCTGATTATCAGGAGAAGATCAAATATTACAAAGCTGAAGTCAATCGGCTAAGAAAAGAGAAAGGACTTTAAAATGGCAAAGACCGGATTCCCCTTTTATAGAGCCGAGACAGATCGTTTTCAGGATATCCGGATCAAACGACTAAAAAAAAAGTTTAAAGGAGCCGGCTATGCTGTTTACTCATATATACTCAATGAAATCTACCGAGTAAAAGGTTGCTTCCTGGAGTGGGACGAAAGTACTGCCTTTGACGTATCTGAATACTGGGATCTGAAGGAAAGCCAAGTTGAAGAAATTGTGAAATACTGTTGTGCAATCGGGCTATTTGATAAAGGACTATTCACAAACGGGAGAGTAATAACATCACGGGCAATTCAGATAAGATACATTGAGATGAGTAAGCTGGCAAAAAGAAATAGTTTTGATATTCCAGACAACATCTGTCTTATTCAAGAAGAAATGCAAAAACTTCCAGAAAAAACAAGAAAACTTCTGGAAGTTTCAGACAAAGTAGAGTATAGTAGAGAAAAAAAAAGTAAAGAAAAGTATCCTCCCCCTCTATCCCCCACAGGGGGAAATGGAGGATGCGGAAATAATCTTTTTTCTAAAGATTCCAATACAGATGGGATAGAAAGAAACTTCGAAGGACTGACCAACAGGCTGAACAGATTATTTATCCCTCCAGACGAGTTCAACACCATTTGCCAATTGTCGAACAATGGAGAAATAGGGCATCCCATTTGGACCATAATCCAAGCTGCTGAACGAGGAGGAGCTCGGCTGCACTCTCCCGGCAAATATATTATTTCAGAACTCAAAAAAGCAATCAAGAAATGAAAATCAATGTTTTCAAAACTCAATGTAAAATAGGTTCATCTGTCAAATACAAACAGAAAACAAGAAAAGTTGTCGACATAAACCGAAGTACCAATGAGGTTTGTTTAGACCGCCGTCTGTGGGTTCGTTGTACAGAGGTTGAGTTATTAACATCGGAATAAAAAATATATGATCATGCAAAAAGACTGGAAATTAGAAGAAATAAAGCGTCTCGAAAAGGAACGCGACAGGAACTTGGCAATACACTGTAACTATGTGGCTGCCAAACATCAAAGACTGATCGACAGACTGGAAAAGGAAATCAATCAAAACACGAAACATTAATACATCTATAACTACCTAAAATTTAAAAACAATGAATGTTAACATCAAAAATTTAAACCTGTCGGTAATCATGCCAGCGATCACCAAGAGTGGCCAACCCGTATGTAACGACCGCGTACCATCTAAAGAGGACAAAGTAGAGCACGCCAGCGGACTGTATCTAATCTACAAAGACGGACACGCAGAGCCGTTTACCGGCGATAACCCCAAAGATTGTGTACGATACATCGGATTAAAGCACAAAGACGTATCGTTTGCTATCTCACTGGCGGAGCATGATAGTGTACAGTTGCTTGACGATGATAGCCGTGAAGAATCCGGAAGTGAGACATATTACGAACGTGAATGTGATGCGCTGTTTGACATTGACGGACGCGGCAATACGGAACGCCTTGTAGCCAGAAATCCAAAGTTGAAAAATCTGCTGGAAGATGGCGAATACATCCCTTCGTTGGGACAACTCAACCCAATGGCGCATTACAAAGACAGCATAAACGATGCGCTTGAATACATAGGCGCAGAACCGTTAGCCTCCTCGGCGTGGTATTGGTCCAGTACCGAGAACAGCCAGAACCACGCATGGGTCGTGAACTTCTCCAATGGCTTCACGTACTACAACGGCAAGTACAATAGTGGCAGGGTTCGGGCGGTGGCAGCATTCACTTTTAAACTTTAATCTTTTGGTGCGCTCCTTTTGGAGCGTGCCTTTAAAAATCAACATTACACAGAGAAGGCAATAAAAAAAAGAAATCAAGATGGGACAAGTTAAAGGTTTTAATGACATAATTGCTGATTATTTGAAACAACGAGCAGAAGAAGATACCCTGTTTGCACCAAAGTTTGCCAATCCAAATAAGAGTATTGATGAATGCTGCCGTTACATTTTAGGAGAGGCTCGTAAACGAGGAACTGCTGTTGCAATGAGTGACTCGGAAGTCTTTGGACTGGCCGTGCACTACTATGATGAAAAGGATATCAAGATAGAAAAAGTTTCTGCCGGTTGTTCTGTTTCTTCTTCTCAGAAAGTAAAACTAACAGAAGAAGAGAAGAAAATAGCCCGTGAAGTGGCTATCAAACGGTTAGCCGAAGAGCAATACCAATTGCTTAAAAAGAAGCCGGCGAAAAAGAAAGCAGATACAAATGTCCAACAAATGAGCCTGTTTTGATATGAAGCCGAGAACGAAATTGGAAAAGCTGGTGACGGAGTTAAGCGGAAAACTGCCTGCCATCACGAAGGAACAGGAAGACTGGGCCAAAAAGCATCTGTTTGATCATTTTGCCTACAAATGTAAGGATGAGCTATGGTGTTCCGAATGTGGTAAGATGTGGGTCAATACGAGTAAAGATAAATTGGGTGACAAAATCGAATGCCCTTATTGCCATCATCAATTGGACGTAAAGGTCAGCCGGAAGCAGAAGATCCATGAAGAGGCGTATATGTCCATCCTGCAAGTGAAAGGCGGGTTCCAGGTGATCCGGCATATACTATGTTGGAAAAATATTCGGAAGGAAACTTCTCCGGTGTGTTATGATTTTACAGAAGTGGTTCAAGAGTGGATTCGTGAAGACGGAAAACGTACGATCATAGCCCGACCGATTAATATGGGCAGTAACGGATTTGTATATAGTTCACCTCTCAGTATCAAAGGAGAATATGGAAGTACCCCCTATAACTATTACGGTGATTTATATGCGATACATGGAGAGCTTTATCCAAGGAAAGAATTACTGCCGGAATTAAAAAAACGGGGACTGAATCGACGGTTCCCAGATGTAACTCCGTCGAAATTGATACGTGACTTATTGAAAGGTGGTAACGATTCGGAATTGTGTCTGAAGACCGGGCAAATCCCCATGCTGAAGCATATGTATAGAAACGGCTTCTATCACCTTCGCTATAAACCGTCGTTCAACATCTGCAACCGCAACCATTACATCATTAAGGACGCTTCTATGTGGGAAGATTATATGTCTTTGCTGTCTTACTTTGGTAAAGATATGCGTAACGCCCACTATGTCTGCCCTAAGAACCTGAAAACTGCACATGATAAACTACTAAAGATAAAACAGGTACGTGAAGCCAGGTTGAGACAGGAAAGGGATCGAGCACAATCTATCAGTAAGCGTGAAAAGTTAATGAAGGATATAGCCGGCTTCTACGAGCGGATGGAAAAGTTCTTCGGATTGAGAATCGAAGAAGAGGATATAACCATCCGCCCTTTGGAAAGTGTCACCCAGTTTTATCAGGAAGGTAAGGCCATGCACCATTGTGTGTATCAGAACGGATACTATAGACGGCCGGAATGCCTGATATTGTCGGCAAAGGACACGGCTGGAAAACGATTGGAGACGATAGAGGTAAACTTGAAGACACTGGATATCGTACAGTCCCGATCCTTCTGTAACGGCGTAAGCGAGTATCACGACCAGATAGTCAAACTGGTGAAAAAGAATATGAACCTGATTCGTCGTAAAATGATTGCATAAAGAAAGTAAAAAATGAGGTACGCATTAAGAAAGCAGGATAAGATTGCGGCTGCAATAGGTGATGATTATTTGAAAAATCATATCCTCAAAAGTCTTGATAGTTTCTTCCGAAAGAGCAATGATGAATGTATAATCAGTTCTGTTGAATTGGACACCTATCAAACCGAATCAGGAGAAAGTTATGCCGTGTTAAGAGTTAATGACCTTGCAGATGATAACGCAATGTTGGAGTTTGCGGTAATTGGGAAAGAGTTCGATGTTTTAAAACTTGCCTTTTTAGGCAGAATGAAAGGATAGAACAATGAAAATAAGCAAGAAAGTTCTCAAGGGGATTAAGTCAGAGGCACTTCGATTGAAACAGATATACGAAGCCCCGAACCCCGAAGTTGATAAAATTATTTCCGAATTACGTGAGGAAGCAAAGGGGAAGCCGGAAAACATGAGCAAGGATGAAGAAATTGCCTACATCCTCGGAAATGCTGACGAAAGGCATTGCAGCGAATGTGTACACTACGAGGCTTGCCCGAACTGTCAGATGTACTGCAAAGCTCTGCAACGGAGAATAACAGCAAGGAAATCTGCCAAGAACTGCAAGTATTACAAATCATTTATCAAGGAGGTAAAGAAATGACAAAAATAAAATTGAATTGGGCATACGCAAAAGGCGAATTTGACACCGATACATTGAAACTGATATGTATTCCGGCAAGAGGGAAGCGTGTGTTGGGTCCCGATGAATTGGACGCAGAACTTTGTATCAAAGATGGCATGAACTACCAAATAGCAGAAATCCATTTGGGAGATGTGGAAAGTTCCAATGTCCTTTGCAATGAGATAGCAAGGCGATGGAATGAGTTTAATTCACGGACTAATATTAACTCAGTATGGCATGATGCAAGGGAAATTATTGTAAAGATGGGATATGTCTTAGTTGAGTTTAAAACAAAACGTGGTGTATCTTACAATATATGGAAAATTGCGAATGTAGACGTAGTTTCTTATTGGAACACATTCATAACAGAAAACAAGATAATAAGGTATGCCTACATCGAAGACTTACTACCTAATACGGAGGAATGAATATGAATAAAATAGAAAAACTTATAGAGAAAAAGAGTGTCCTGGAAGAGAGATTGTATAAAGAAGAGCGCAGAGAAATTGAAATGTTGAATAGAAGAGGTTTTGGATATGCGATGCGACATGTCAAAATTGGTTTCTCTACACGAAAATCAGATGCTCTCAAAGAACGCATTAGAATTATCAGTGAACAAATTAACGAATTAAAGAAGTTAAATGAAAGCGATAACAATTAAACAGCCGTGGGCAAGCCTGATTGTGTCCGGGCTGAAAGATATAGAAAACAGGACTTGGAACTGTCCTAAGAAATACTTAGGTAAGAGGGTGCTGATTCATGCAGCAAAGACCTCAGTTAAGGAGGGATGGAGCGCACTTAACGGAATGCAAATAAAGAAAGTTTCCAAACACAAGGACAAACTTTACGGAGATAATGAAGATTTGCCGAAAGGTGCCATCATCGGCAGTGTCGAGATAGTCGATTGTATTCAGAATCACCCCTCACCGTGGGCCGAAAAGGGCGTGTGGAACTGGGTGCTGGCTAACCCTATTTTATTCCCCGAACCAATACCGGCTAAAGGCAAGTTATCTTTCTGGGAATATGATAAAATTTTAGAGCCTGTGTCTGATGGCGATCATAAAATTTGCATGTGCCGTATATGCGTGGATGAAAAAGTTCAGGTGATGAGTATGGGGAATTATTTTGTATGTAAATATTGCGGTGGACGCTGGTATAAGTAAATCTATAACAAAATGGAATTGAACATTATGGATAAAACGAAATGTATCACTTTCGATCCGGTAGCACAAGAAGCATTGCCGGATCATATTAAGGCTAAAATGAAAGCAGATCGAGATAAAGCCAAATTAGAGGCATATCATAAGCAATGCCCTTGCTGGAACAGTCACAACGATAGTTGTTATGATGATAATTGCCATTGTGATAGAGATTGTGAGTATATGAAAAGTTTCAATTTAAAAAGAAAGGAGATACAAATGCGTGAGATTAAATTCAGAGCGAAGCGTATTGATAATAATAAATGGGCGTATGGTGGATTGGTTCAAGCCGACGACTATTGCATTATAGACCAGCAGAATGAACTGTATATTGAGAGAGAGTATAATTTTAGAGGTGATACTCACTTCTTTCAATTGTCTGGAGTTATGTGTGATAAAACAACTATAGGTCAATACACTGGCCTAAAAGACAAGAGCGGAAAGGAGATTTACGAGGGTGATATAATGAATAACCCAACAGGAAAGAATATTGGAGTTGTTGAGTGGAATAGTATCTTATGTCAATTTCAATTGTCATGGCAAAATATGCCTACTGCGGCTGACATATTTTTTATGGTGAAAAATGGCAGCCTGAGCCTTGGCAACATCCACGATACCCCCAATGATTTGATAACTCAATATTAAAAAGAAATGAGCCTACAAGATAAAATATACAACTCTATTGTCTTATTGCTGAGAAGTGAAAGAATGGCACGGGAATATGACCCGGAAAACGGTTTTTACCTTGCTTTTTCCGGTGGTAAGGATAACCTTGTTCTTTATCATTTAGCAAGAATGGCGGGTGTAAAGTTTAAAGCACATATGAACTTAATATCTATTGACCCTCCAGATGTTATTCGCTTTGTAAAACAGAGATATCCGAGTGTGGAGCTAATAAAACCGAAAATGTCTATCTATGATATGGCGTTGAAAAAACATATTCTTCCAACCAGGTTCATGCGTTGGTGTTGTGCTGAGTATAAGGAAATGTCCGGCGCCGGAAAAGTAACGCTCATTGGAATCCGTAAAGGTGAGAGCGCAAAGCGTTCTAAACGTAATGAGGTAGAAACAGGTAATCGCAAATTCAGTGGGAATTTCGATCAATTTTCCGAACACAGGGAAACAATGGTAACGTGTGTCAATGGAAAAGACAAAATTCTTGTTTCGCCTATCCTTAATTGGACGGAAGGGGAAGTCTGGGAGTTTATTCATCGATATAAAGTACCATATTGCAAGCTATATGATGAAGGTTATAGCCGTATTGGTTGTATTCTTTGCCCTATGTCAAACCGAAAGCAAAAGTTGAAAGATATAAGACGTTTCCCTCACGTAAAACGGAAATGGGTACAGACGATCCAGAAACTCATTGATGCCGGATATCTTAATCACAACTTCTCAGATGCGGAATTTGGCTTCAACTGGTGGATAAGTGATAAAGGCTTCGATCATTTTTATGCCGACGAAGTTTTACAACAGAAAATTCAATTCTAAAAAAATGAATCATGAATATAGGTTTATTGCCTGTTGATAGTTCTTATCCTAACCTGGCGTTGATGAAGATTAGTGCTTATCATAAAGCACGTGGTGATAGTGTTGAATGGTATAATCCTCTCTGCTGCTATGATAAAGTATACATAGCGAAAGTCTTTTCCTTTACTCCTGATCACGGTTACTATATCAATGCAGATCAGGTAGAGAAAGGTGGAACCGGCTACGATATATCAAAGAATTTACCAAAAGAGATAGACCGGGCTTATCCGGATTATAGTTTGTACGGTATTGATAAAGAGGCTTACGGCTTTTTGACACGTGGATGTCCGAATCGGTGTAAATGGTGTGTTGTCCCCAAAAAGGAAGGCAACATTACTCCGTACATGGATATTGAAGAAGTGGCCGGAAATAGAAAGCATGTGATTTTGATGGATAACAATGTTTTGGCTTCCGAATATGGATTACAGCAGATCGAAAAGATTATTTCCATGGGACTTCGAGTTGACTTCAATCAAGGGCTGGACGCAAGGTTAGTTACCGATGATATAGCCAAGCTCCTTGCTCGTGTGAAATGGATAAAACGTATTCGCTTTGGGTGTGATACGCCGGGACAGATCGCCGATGTCGAACGAGCAGCGAAGCTGATTGACAAGTACGGTTACAAAGGCGAATATTTCCTCTATTGCATCCTGATGGACTTTAAAGAGTCGTTTTACCGGGTCAATTATTGGAAGAGCGTTAGCCGTCGATTTGTGCCGCACTGCCAACCTTTCCGTGATTTGAGCAATCCGCGTCAGGTCATTCCGCAATGGCAGAAAGATATGGCCCATTGGGCTGACCGGAAGGAACTCTACATGAGTTGTGATTTTAAAGACTTTACCCCGCGCAAGGGATTTAGGTGTAACGAATATTTTAAAAATAATTAAGCTATGAAAACTTTAAAACAATGGGAAAAATCAGGCCTGGATTTAGAGGATTTTATTCATCCCGGAGATTGGATAAGTGAAGACCTATACAATTATATTGGAGAAATTGTTTGTCCGTATTATTGTTCAAAGGACTTAATCCAAGGAGGCGATCCAATTAAATCGGAAGATGGAGTATTGTTTTACTGTACCTGCCATCATACTGAGGATGATAGATATCTATATCTTGGTATTCTTCCGGAGTTTAAGCAGTAACTACCATAACTAAAGAGTCATGAAACTAACAAAAGAAGAAGACAAAGTTGTTTGCAAGTTCTTGAAGAATATTGCAGACGAAGGTGGAGAACAGTTATTAAAGCTGACTCAGTTCATGTTACTCCGATGGTCAGAAGAAGGCATTCGGATAAATGCTGGCGAAATTGCTTTAGCCCAGGTGATCAACCATGAAGGAGAACAATACAGTACCCGTATGGTTATTCAGTACTCAAAAGTTGGCGAGAAGACTTTGGAAGAACGGGCATATGAGATAGCAGACCGAATGATTTCTTCAGGATCAGATAATTATGATATCCGAGAGGAATTGAAGAAGGCTATATTAGCAGGATACAACTTGCATCAGGAGGATTTCAATGATGAATGACTTAAATAGGACTACCCTAAGACAATCTTAGGATAGTCCTACGAATCAACGACATTTGCACTTTAGGAAACGATATATTTCCTTCTGTACTAAATGTGGGTACCTTTTAGCATAAGCCAAACTTGAAAATTGGCCTTTGCCGTTTTTGCCGATTTTTCGGCAGATTACAATTTTTATCATGCTATTTAATGTCCTATTGTTTAGTAGGACAGCGTAAATATAGAAAGTGATTTTTATATGACAACAATCAGAGTAAGAATGTTTAATATATTAGTAATCGGACTATTAAGATTAAATCTCCTCAAATATTATTTGATATTTTCAAATTAGAATTAAGAATTTATTAATCTGTCTCAGATTTGGTCACATAAAATAAAATATTACGAACATGTGCAAACAGTAATTACTATATTGGTAAAAAAACAGTTCGGAGCCGGCACGAAATAGAACCCGATTAGGCTCAAATCACGAAATAATTGGCTGAACGCCACTATTAGTAATGGCGTCGTGGATCACGACGCCCTCTGGTTTACAATGGCTTATTATTGCACCCAGGATTGATATAACGAAAGAATAAATATTATGAAGTGTCACTATGTATACGATAAGGAAGTAGGTCGCGTCTTAATACCAGGCTGTTGGTCTGTCGTTATGAGCAACGATATAAAAGATTGCACTTGCACTGTTGAGCCAATATCCACTGCTGGCTTTGATCGCAAACGGTACAATGAAGAGATCAGAAAACGAAATGCCATAATAAAAGATCTACGTCGGCAAGTGGAATATCTTCAAAATGAACTGGATAATACAATTAAATTATTAACAACTAAAAAAAATAAGCTATGACCTGGAAAGAATTAAAAGACAAAATATCCCTTATGACAGAAGAAGAGCAACAGCAGGAAGTTGCAGTTTGGGGAGAAGATATCAGTTTGAGAAACAAAGATTGCTCTTTGGAGAAAACAAACGAGGCTTTGTACTACGATCCTAAATGGGATTATGCTCTTGAAGAGAGCGAATTGGAGCCAGAAGACAAGGATAATCCTGATGTATATAAGATATGTGAAGCAGGAGTGTATTATATTTCAATTTAAAAAATAGCGAATCATGATAACGAAAGAACAAGTTAAAGAAATATTGACAAAAAATCCGGCAGGAATTACAAAAGAAGAGTTGAAATTTGTTTTTGGCATATTCTGCTTATCAATCAAAGAATATGAAAAATCAGAACATAATCTTTGGTTTGAAGTACATTTCGAACGCATATACATCGCTCAAATTCGATATGGTATAAAAGGTGGGATGTCTTTTAGTAACGAATATGTAAATATGGGAGATGGATGTCATGGAGTAACAATGGGAACAGTGAATAATACAGCCGATCTATTAAAAATATTCATCAATATGTTTTACGACAATTTATTGAAACAAGCCAACTATGCTCCTTTATATAACGAAGAGACATCTCAATTCGAATCCCTTGAACAAGCTCAAGAATATTTGGAATATGTTCAATCTATACTGTAAAATTTAAAAAGAAATGAAACAAAAGAAATTACATATATCTTTTGACTTAGTATAATTGGCAAAACGAAAAGTACAAATTTTCAAAACGAAAGAGGATGTAAATTAAACTGTGTCAGCAAAGAATAAAATATTAACTTTGCTAACACAGTTTTTCTTGAATAAAAATCCGCTAACCGCCACTCTGTTTCGAGTAAAAAGATCGTTACTTAGGATGCTCGTAGTTTCTTAAGAGTTGATTTGTCAGAGGATTGCTCCATCGAATTGAATGTCTTTTTCCGGAAAGGAGAAAGGCCTCGGATTAATGGTTTTGTTCATTATAACACTAAAACTAAATTAAGGTTACCAACAAATCTGTTGTAACGAAGAAGATGGCCCATCAGTACATAACTTACCTTTTTCATCGAAGAATAATCGATCCATACAGACCACTCTATCCCAATTCGGTTTTTGGCAATGCACATCAGCATGGCGATGATAAACAATATACAGATCACCATTCGGAGCCTCTACTATCGAATTGTGTCCCGGTGCAGAAACCCCTTTAGGAAGATCCGTAGTCAAAAGAGGATTATCCTCACTCTTTACCCAAGGCCCCAGTGGACTATCCGCATAAGAAACCCCTACTCCATAAAACTCATAGCCGGTATCATTGGCGGAATAAGTCATATAATACTTTCCATTCTTTTTAAACACATAAGCACCTTCATTGCATCGGTTCCTATCCCAGTTAACCTTTTCCCATGTTTGCGAAGCGCCAGATATAAAAACAGGTTCCCCCATCAATCCGGAAAGGTCTTTTTTTAATTTCACCCCATAAAGTTCACCAGTAGCCAACGTATCCTGCATTCCATTTTTGCTGAAATATACATAAGGCGTCCCGTCATCATCAACAAAAATGTCTGCATCAATGGCAGAATAGCCCAAGTCGAACCAAGGAGTATAAAGATCTATAAACGGTCCTCCCGGCTTTTCACTGACAGCAAGACAAGTAAGCATCCGATCCAAATCTTTCATATAACAACTGTAAGTCATATAAAACCGCCCTTCGTAATATTTCACCTCTGGAGCCCAAAAGCCATAACAGCCGATGTGATCCTTTGGTTTACGATACAAAAGACCTTGATACTTCCACCTAATCAGGTCGGAAGAAATATAATAAGCAAATCCTTCTCCTTCCGGCAATGCAGTCGTACCTGTCAGGTAATATAAACCACCGGCTTTATAGATAAAAGGATCAGCTATATACAATTCAGTACTGTCCGTTGTTTTTAAAGGATTCTCATAACACCTTAACTTCCTATCCGATATTTGATGACAAGAAAACAAAAAAACACTCGACAATACAAGCATCGTTTGATAAAAAAACTTCATATAAATGTTATTTTTGCAAAATATCCAGTAAATGTACTTCTATTTTTCTAATAACAAAACTATTTCCGATTCCTTTTTAAATGAACCCTAATCACATATTTGACAAACTACCGCTAAACTGAAAATTTAGCGGTAGTAGTTCACCAAATCCTATAATATCCCCCAATCCCTACATATGGAGATAAGCCATTTCGGCCAATCCCATAACCGGCCGTGATGCCTATTCCCCAGCGACGGGATGACTGCCGTTTTGTTATAGACATTGTCTTTCGAAATATATCAATACTATCGAGTGAAGGATTATATCCAGACACCCAAGCATGATAATCGTCCGTCAAGTATTCTTTCTGTGTGATCCTGATCGGAACAAAAATCGGCTCTCTCACTGTATCTCCCTCAAGTGTGATGTAGACAGGGAACAGTTCCGGAACCGTCTGGATCACCGTTTCATAGACAGGATAAGGAATGCTATCTCGAATCGTGTCACGCAGAGTCGACGTGTCGGTTTTTCCAACAAGCTCATCCCCTATCCTATTCGTGTGCCGGCCGGCCAAGAAGCAAAGAAGGCAGAGAATCAAAATCAGTATTACATGCCAAGATTTCATAACAAAAGCCATCCTGTTATAACATCCGGCATATCGGCCTCTACCCCATTCTCCACACGGCTCATACCTGCCACAATACGGATCATCTGCTCACGGTCGTTCACATTGATTGGATCATCAGCCGGAATTCCGGCATAGTCTGATACGGCCTTGATATAGGCTTCCGTATGGTTTTCTTTCTGTGGGGCCCAACGGGTAATCATCTTACGGATAGTGTCGAGCTTGTAATTTTTGAAGTAGTTAGACAATATTTTAAACATAGCCCGGTATCCGTAAGCCATTGTTGTAAATTGCTTAAACGACTTATCCTTGCTTGGTCTCACCTCGCCCTGAAATAAGTCGCCATTGATCCGGATATTTCCGGGGTTACACAGGCGCAAACCGCGAGGTAATTTCATATTTATGCTCTTTTCCATTTGTAACCTCCAGCTCTATTTCTTTTATTTAAACAAACATCTGATATTCTTTTGGGGTTTACTCCAGTTATAGCTCCAGCTTCTTTAATGCTTTTAAAGACGGCAATCGTATTACCTTCATAATCAAGCATCGCAACCGGTTTTTTGTTGCGTTCTACCAACTGAGCCAAAACATCAGGATGTAGCTTCTTGCCCTTTTTCGCATCACTCATCTTTCGTATTGTTTCTGGTGAAAATTTAACCCCTTTTCTTGATTCGGATTTCTTTTTTAGAGTTATCTTATTATTGACATTCATCTTATGGTTACACCATTTTAAATTCTCTACACGATTATCATTTTTTATCGTATTTAAATGGTCTACTTCAGGTAAACATTCATCATTGTTTATAAATGCAATAGCTACCAATCTGTGAACAAAATAAGACTTTCTATCCTTTTGGTTTGGGCATAATCTTACTTTCACATACCCGTCTTTATCAATATATCCTTTCAATATTCTATCGGTTTTTGAGCGGTATTTTGGCAATGATTTTACATTTCCTACAGATGACACCTGATACAATCCTTCATAACCAGGAATGTCTCTCCACTCATCGTTGTTATTTCTAAGTCCTCTTGCTGTCATAATAAATTCCTCCATTATTTAATTACACATTAATCTGTCGATTTTACTAAAACTCGCTGGGTGGTTCACGATCTGAACATCCATGCTTGTTACACTTGCGAAATTCCAACGCGTTGTTCTTGATCATAAGCTCCGTATTCTTCTCGGTTAACTCCCGGACACGCCCTCGGTATTCGTCTATCTTTTCATACAGGGAATCAATTTTAGCATCCAGTTCGCCGACGCGACGTTCTTTCTTTTCGTATAGCTCTTTCCATTCAGCAGCATATTGCGTGATATTGTCCGCTTCCGCCTTTTTAGCTTCAGCAGCCGCCTTGCGCTTGTTATATTCCCGGTAGCCCCAGTAGCCGGCAACGGGGATCAGTACGGCGGTTACAAAGCCGCCTATCACGTTCGACAGGCGGCTAAGGGTTGTCAATAATTCTTCTTCCATATCTTTATATGCAAATTAATACACAGAGATAAACAGCCACCAATGAAGAAATCTCAATCCAAAACATCGGCTTACTTTGATAGAACTTATACCAGAATGTGCCTTCTTTTTCTTTGGCAATGTTTAATGCAGCATATCCAATATAGGTAAGCCATACAAATAACATAGGCCATAAGTTAAGTGACATCCAAATCTGAGAAAATAATATTGCCATCATTGCGCCAGCTATGTGTCCCCGGTATTGGAATTTATCCGCTTTGTAATCTGGGAAACACCCGACAACGATCATCCCGGCCAGCGCCAGGTAAGCGAGAAACTCCGTGCCCGGCTTACTGACCTCCAATATCACCGGCATTAACACCATAGGACAAGCCCACATTGTGAAGCGAAACCATCCTTTGTGTTCTATTGCGTAATAAGTTGCACTGATAGAGTAAGGTACACCTTTCGCCTTTATACAAACTGCTGCCGTATAAGCTGCGATAACCAAAAAAGAAATAATTAATAATAACATGATTTTCAAACTTTATTGTTTAACTTTGTTTCCGGAGACCCTCG